GGAGATTTCCTGGCTCTGAAGAAGAGTGGGAAAGAAGAAAAAAAGAAGGTAAAAAAATAGGTTGGATAAAGTAATTGTTTTTGTATATTTGTATATATTTATAGGGGAATCCCAACTCCTTCCGTTTCATGAAAAAGTTTTTAAACAAAATCATCTCATTCTTTACTCCTACACCTAAAGGAGAATTTCCTGCAACCCCACGAGGTTTTACTGCTGCCAAAAATTGGGCACAAACTCAACCACACCCATATTCAGAGAATTTAACTCTATGGGAATCTATTTACACCACAAATGATGATGGGTGGTATGTTCTTCAGAGAATCAACCGACACAAAAAATTACACGATGCTTACAAAAAATGTAAGGATAATAAGGGTTGTAATGAACTGACTATCAAAGAGTTAGAGGAGGAAATATTTTAGTAAAAAAAATATTAAAAAAAGCTTGGAATATTAGATATATTAGTGTATCTTTGTTCTAAGTTTATTACTTATGGATATTTATATCTATAAACTTAAACTTAATTTTTAAACCATAAAACAAATAAAGTATGTCAACAAACATTGATGCAATCAGAGCCCGTCTGAACAAACTTCAGGGCACACAGAAAACGGCTGACTCACTATGGAAGCCAACAGTTGGTAAACACCAAATCCGTTTAGTACCTTACAAATTCAACAAGGATATTCCTTTTATTGAATTGTATTTTCACTACAACATCAACAACAAATCCTATTTATCACCAGCTTCATTCGGAAGACCTGACCCTATCGTAGAGTTTGCAGAAAAACTTAAGAGAATGGGTGGAAAGGATGATTACCGCGAAGCTAAGAAAATGGAGCCAAAATTGAGAACTTTTGTTCCCGTAATCGTAAGAGGTCAGGAAAGCGAAGGTGTTAAGTTTTGGGGATTCGGTAAGACAGTTTATCAAGAATTATTGGGTTACTTCGCAGACCCAGATTACGGTGATTTATCCGACCCAATTAATGGTAGAGATATAGTCGTAGATTATGCAGCAGCGGAAGGTGGAGCATCTTACCCAACTACTACTATCAGAGTTAAACCTACAACTACTAAGTTGCATGAGAATGATTCTAAGATTAGTGAGTTGATTGGTAACGAAAAAGAAATCACCACTATCTACTCAGAATTGTCATATGATGAGTTGAAGAAAATCTTAGAAAATTGGTTAGCTGGAAACACAACTGATGAAGGAGCACAATCTGCTACACAAGAAACACTTGTGGCTAAAACAGAAAAGAGTGTAAGTGATTCATTTGATTTCGATACAAAGCCTCACCAATTAGATGATGAGATTCCACAAACGGCTACTCAACAAGAGTTACCTTGGGATGAAACACCATCAACTCCTGTATCCAAAACAACTCAACAAGTTGCGGATGCGTTCGAAGATTTATTCAAATAATAACAAGTTATAAATTATGGCAAAAACTGATTTAGCAGATATTCTGGTCGATAGTCTGAACAAGAAAAACAAAGACCAAAAAATCGCTTTCTTCTTAGATGATGATTCCGATGGAGCACCAACCAATGTAAATGGATGGATTTCAACCGGAGCAGCTATGATGGACGTTGCTATTTCTAATCGCCCGTATGGTGGAATACCTGTTGGTAGAATTACTGAAATCACAGGTTTGGAGCAGAGTGGTAAATCATTACTCTCTGCCCACATCTTAGCGGAAACTCAAAAACAAGGTGGAGTAGCGGTATTGATTGATACCGAAACTGCGGTAAGTAGAGAGTTCTTTGATGCAATTGGAGTAGATGTATCCAAACTTCTATATGTGAGTGTAGATACAGTTGAGGATATATTTGAAACGATTGAAACAATCATTGAAAAAGTTAGAACATCTGACAAAGATAGATTAGTAACAATCGTTGTGGATTCCGTTGCGGCGGCTTCTACTAAGAAAGAGATGGAATCGGATTATGATAAAGACGGTTATGCAACCGATAAAGCTATTATCATATCTAAGGCAATGAGAAAGATTACCAATGTAATTGGTAGACAGAAAATTGCAGTTATCTTCACAAACCAATTAAGACAAAAGTTAGGAGTAATGTTCGGTGACCCTTGGACAACGAGTGGTGGTAAGGCTTTGGCTTTCCACGCATCAGTTCGTTTAAGATTGAAGAATGTTGGGCAAATCAAAACTAAAATTGGCGGAACGGATAAAGTTGTAGGAATCTCAGTAAGAGCACAAGTGGTTAAGAACCGATTAGGGCCACCACTTCGTTCGGCGGATTTTGAAATCTATTTCGATAGAGGTATCGATAACTATGGTAGCTGGCTGACTGTATTAAAAGATAATAAGTTAGTTAAGCAAGGCGGAGCTTGGTATGAGTATGTAGATACTGATTCGGGTGAAGTTATTAAATTCCAATCTAAGGATTTTATTGTAATGATGCAAGAAAAACCTGAGTTAAGAGACCAAATTTATAAAAAGATTTGTGAGACGACTATTCTTCAATATAAAAAGGATACATACGATATTGAAGCAATGGAAGTTGATACAAATTTACCAAACGAAGTAGAATAGTGAATAACAAATACAAGAATTTATTAGATGAAGTAAATTTGGAACATACCACTAAACACCTTAGAACTAGAAATTCTAAGGTGTTATTTGTGGATGGTTTAAATATGTTCTTCCGTTGCTGGAGTACAAATCCAACAATGAACGAAGATGGAGAACACACAGGTGGTATGGTTGGATTCCTAAAATCATTAGGAGCAGTTATACGACAAGAGAACCCTACCAGAGTGGTAGTAATATTTGATGGGAAAGGTGGTTCACAAAAAAGAAAAGAAGTATTCTCAAATTACAAAGCGGATAGAAAAGTTAAATTCAGAGTCAATCGTCAATATGATGATATGATGAGTGAAGAAGATGAACAAGTAAGTTTGAGAAGACAATTGAGTTCATTGGCTAACATCTTAGGTGTATTGCCAGTAACTACAATGATTTATGATAACATAGAAGCAGATGATGTAATTGGTTATTTAGCTAAACAAGTTATCAAAGAAGATGAAGGAGCATTAATCCTTTCATCCGATAAAGATTTCCTACAATTAGTTTCAGAGAATATCCACGTTTGGAATCCATTGAAGAAACAAAAAATTGATAAGAATAAATTAAAAGAATTATACGGAGTTCACGCTGAAAACTTTATATGGTATAGAGTAATGGATGGTGATAAATCTGATAACATAGATGGGGTAAAGGGGTGTGGATTAAAAACACTTCTTAAAAGATTACCTGTATTGGAAACTGATGCTAGATTAACAGTGGATGAACTGATGAGATTAGCAGAAGAACAAAAAGGAGAATACAAAGTTTTTCAAACTATTTTAGATAGTAAAAAAATCATTGAAAGAAACTTTCAGATAATGCAATTGGAAGACCCGGATATTAGCGGGATTACTAAACTTAAAATAAACGACAGATTTAATGAATCAATTGAGCCATTAGATAAAATGAAGTTCATTGGGTTTGGTATGAAATACAAAATCCTACAAAATTGGGGAGATGTAAATGATTGGTTAAGGTCATCATTTGGTAATTTAGTTTTATAATAATTTGGAAATACCAAATTTTAATCTTATATTTGTTGCATGAGTGAAGCGGTAGATAATTTAGCGAAATACGGACAGAGTTACCAAACAAAAGTGGTAACCAATTTAGTAACAGATAGACCTTTCTTAGAGCAAGTTTCGGATATTTTGGAAACAAAATATTTTGAATCTGATACTAACAAATGGGTAGTTGATATAACCCGTAAATATTTTTCTAAATACAAAAATACTCCTACTACTGATTTCTTTAAAACAGAGATACAAAAAATTACCGATAAGGCACTTCAGCAAAATGTTCTTACTCAGTTAAAAGCAATTTACGCTCTTCAAAGTGGAGGGGATTCCGAATGGGTTAAGAACGAATTCGTAACATTCTGTAAAAATCAAAACTTTAAAAATGTTATCCTTACATCAGTTGACTTATTACAAACGGGTCAATTTGATAAGATTGAAAAATTAGTAAGAGATGCGGTTAAAGTTGGACAATCAAATGATTTAGGATTAGATTACAAAGAAGATATAGAAGTTCGTTTTGAAGAGGTTAATAGAAGAACCGTTAAAACTAATTGGGATGTAATAGATGAGTTAATAGATGGAGGATTAGGGCCTGGTGAGTTAGGAGTAATCGTTGCACCATCTGGAGTTGGTAAGACTTGGGTTCTTTGCCACATTGGTGCGGAAGCAGTTAGACAAGGTAAGAATGTATTACACTATACATTAGAACTTACACAGAACTATGTTGGGCAGAGATATGATACAATCTTTACTGGTATCCCATCAGCTGAGTTAAGAGATAATAAAGAACAAATTAAGGATAAGGTAGATAAACTAAAAGGTGGATTGATGATTAAATATTATCCACCAAAGGGTATTACTGCAAACACAATTGCGGCACACATTGATATGGTTCGTTCAACCAAATTTCAGCCCGATTTGATAATTATAGACTACGCTGATTTATTAGTATCAGTTAACTCAAAAAACAATTCAGATTATCAGGAACAAGGTGGTATCTATATTGATTTAAGAGCAATGGGAGGTGAGTATCAAATACCAATTTGGACTGCATCCCAAACTAATAGAAGTGCGATTGAAAGTGATGTAATTCACGCTGATAAAATTGCGGATAGTTATGCAAAAGTAATGAACGCAGATTTAATCATATCAGTTAGTAGAAAGGATACTGATAAGTTGAATGATACCGCTAGATTCCACGTTATGAAAAATAGA